CCTTGCTGTGCTGAGAATACTAAGGATTGGTTCGGGGTAATAGATTCAATAACTACATAAGTGGTCATAGCGTTACAGCCCCCGTTACGATAAATAAACCTTCAAGATATCTAGTGATAGTAGATCCGCTATCTAGTACTAAGTCATATGAATAGCGACCAGGAACGATTGGCTCTGTAAGAGCTGCAGACAGGGTCACAGTCACAGTGCCAGTAGCACCAGTAATTACCATACGACCATTGGTTGTAGTGGCAGTGATGGTGGTAGTAGTTGACCCAACGAATGGGCGCACTGTCATAGTTCCGGTGTAACCAGTAAGGTTGATCGGAACAGCATCGTTGTTGATCGAGAACTGAAAATTAAATGTTGTTGCTTGTTCGCAGATTAGATTAAATTTAGCACTCACGTAGAGACTCCTCTGAGAGCTTGCGCTGCAGGTAGTTGAAAAGTACCAGCGATAAGGTTACATACGCCGCTATAGTCAAGGCGGTTAGCGCTAGTCGTCCCCGCAATCGCATTTAATACTCCTACTGTGTCTGTTAAGTTTGTTGATACTGAACGTTGGACAGCCCACTGGCGAGCAGCAAGTGCCTCATCTACCATCTCACCTGGTGTTCGATAGGTGCCACCATTAGCAAGACGATTGAGTTCGTCTAATAGCGTTGTACCGTATTCTCCTAGTGCCACCTATATCTCCTCTACTTCTTCTTGCGGGCTGCTGCTGCGTTATCAACCAGGTTTGGATATGGTCGTCCTGCTGCCTTAGCTCGTGCTTTCGCTGCTGCCTTTTGTGCAGGCGTTAGCGCTTTTGATGTCTTCTTAGGATTCTTTGTATCCCAAAATGCTACTTTCTTTTTCATTTGCAACTACAATCCCAAGCACGAAGTGACTTGTTAATTCTTGAGTTCGGATCTCTAGCTGTCTTGCTAGAAGTATTCTTTGCCTTCATTCCACACATACGACCACAGAAAGACTTGCGCCGTCCTGCAGACTTAGGTGACTTGGCAGCCTCAGCCTTTTTGACTGGAGGCTTAAGGTTCATCCCCTGCGCTTTGGCAGAGGCACGACCCTTTGCGTTAAGGCCACCCTTTGGGTTCTTGCCTTCTGCTCTTTGCCACGCTGGAGACTTAGCCATTTACTTTGTCTTACCCATTCTCTTCTTAGACATCTTTGCTTGTGATAGTGCAATAGCAACTGCTTGCTTCTTGCCCTTAACTACTGGCCCTCTACTAGACCCAGAGTTTAGAGTTCCAGCTTTGAACTCTTTCATAACCTTGGCAATCTTGGCTTTCTTAGCTGCCTTATTCATTACTTGGCAGCCTTGCCCATTGCACCTGTCTGGATTGATTCGTAGGTGCAGTACTTCATAGCACTTTCGTATTGCTTGTCAGGTGTTGGGTACTTTGTGATGTACTCGTCTGATTCCATTTCCATCTTTGCGTAGTTTTCCATTGTTACTCCTTAGTTTTTGAAGGTCATTGCGATTCCATCGAAAGCCTTACCAGCCTCGTTGGAAAGTTTAACTGCTGCATCTATATCTTTAGACTTAGTAGAACGTGGTTCTATTCCTTGACGTGTTGCATCATAATAAGACTGTAGTTCTTTATCGTGCTGCTTAGCGGTAGGAATACCGTTGCCACGCAAAGAGACTTCATTAACTTGTAAGCCTAGAACCTTGCACCCAAAGCAGGTTGCTACTGGTTCAGGATGATCTTCCCAATGCTTCATACTATCGGTGTCACATAATCGCCGTAGCCGGCGTTGATAAGAACCTGTGCTTGTCCGTCACTGATCTCGTACTCGTGTCCACCAAGGAAGTAATAACTAGCTGCTGCTAGATCATCTTGGCTAGGAGTTAGTGTCAGAGTTACTGTGGTGCCGTTGACAATCATTGTCTGACCACGTGCCACATCTGTCAGGCTGATTGGGATAGCACCGTCAATAGTTCCACCGTTAAACCGGCGACCAGCAAGACGTGAGTATGGAGTGAACTCAGTTGCACCTGCGCCCCAAGTTTGCCATTGGTAGGGTGTTACTAGCGTGTATGCCATATCTAACCTTTCCTAAGTGACAGAGGTGGGTTTGACCCCACCCCTGCCGTTGCACTAGCGGAATTATCCGTTTGTTGCTGCAGACTCAATGCGATAGAGCGCTGCTTCACGAAGGCGTGCAAAGCCTCCGAAGTAGTACCAACCGATTGTGCGGAAACGACGGAGTGCATCAATCTCTGGACCGATAACGGTTGAGATGTCTGCAGCCTGTGCTTCAGCCAATGCTTCACGACCTGCGATGATCGCACGGTAGTTGTTGGTAAATGTAACAGTACCTGTATCTGCTGCTGAAGTAACGTTAGTTGCTGTCAGAGCATAGGTAAATGTTGTTGTTGATGGTACAGATGCGATTGTAAATGTACCGTTAAGTGTTGTTGCAGTTGTAGCAGCAACTGTTACGACCTGGCCTACGCCAAGACCGTGAGCAACTGCTGTTGTGATTGTTGCGACGTTTGATGTCAATGCAACGTTTGTGATTGCAACTGTAGGTGTGATACCTGAAGCGAGCTTTAGACCGTTAAGGACACGTGGTGTCTCAACGATGAAAGCGCCTTCGATAACTCCTACTGCACCAGCAACGAACGGTGTACGCTCTACGTACTTTGTTAGCTCCTGGAATCCACCTGTACCGGTTTCAGCACGAAGATCGGCTGACTGGCGTGGGTGGAGGTATGCTGCGTAGAGTTCACCCATACGAGGCAATGCCTTGTTTGTGCGTAGTGAAACGACAGCGTTGCGGATATCCGCTACTGACATTGTATCTACTGGTAGAACTGTTGCAGATGATGTTGGAGCAGTTCCTGATGGACCGTTAGCGTAGATCGCGTTGGTTCCTGCTGAGAGGACCTGACCTACTACGTTGTCAATCGAATCTGCTGCGTTGTACGCGATGATGTCAGCAAGAGCTGAATCAACGTCGTTGAAAGAAGTTAGGTTTAGCTTCTTTGTTGTTGTTACTGCTGAACCGTATTCGTTCAGAGTTACTGTAACCTGTGAAGGGTTACCGAGAGCAATGGAAGATACATCTGATGTTTCTGTCAATGTAGATGTTGCTTGTGCAAGATCTGAATAGATTGAGAATACAACTGATGATCCTGGCATTGCCTGTTGCACTGGCTTGACGTCAGCGAGAGAACGCATAACTGGAATGGAGCGAAGCGCCATTCTGACATATTGGTCGTATGCGGCCTGTACTAGGGCGCTGATCGTCGAGCTAGAGGTGGGGGTACCTGTTGGGATAGCCATTTGGGTCTAGCCTTTCTTTAGGATCGGATGTTAGAGTCCAGACAATCTAATGACTTCATCTAGTTCTTCACGACTGTTTGTATTGAGAAGTTTTTGCATTATGTCTGCATTATGTTCTGGCGATGAGCCAGCATCTGCAGTGTTAGTCATTCTCTTATACGCAGCCGCTTGAGCCGGATCTACATTAGGTGTTGCCTGGGGTTGGCTGGATTCAAAGCCGAATACATCGGCATAATCATCTAGCCATTTAGACAATGACTCTTCAGTTGGGTCAATGTCCTGCGGAATAAATGAAGCAATTTTGCCATTCACCCCGCGAGATGCGAGGACATCCTTAATTGCTCGTTCGCGTTGGCCCTTGCTTAGGTTTTCAAACTGAGCACGAAGCTCTTGTAGTTCTTTATCCTTTTGCTTTGAAGCCTTGCGTAGTTGCTTTACAAGGTCATTAGACGAATCGTTTGTAGTGATATCGTCGTCGTCATCCTCGTACTCGTAATTGGACATAGTCCATCTCCCTATCAGTTAGTTGATTGCGCCAGCCTCATATTCCAATGGGGATTGGGTATGGCTCTGACTCCTGGTATTGATGTCGCTCCACTAGGCCAGTCGTTCTAGTGGCAGGTTTATTATATTCCGCCTGCGCGATCTCGCGCTAAGGCTCCAGTAGTTACTCCGGTCTGACCACCAAAGGTAGCCTTCTCAAGTCCAGTAACCTTCTGGCGTTGCTTGCGTGCCTCTTGTGCTCCTGTAAGTTTGAATACTTCTGACTCAGCAGTTGCTTGAGTGTAAGGTGATTCACCATAGATAGAAGCAAGTTCTGATCCACGCTGTAGTCCAGCACCGATTGTAGAGTAACCTTCAGTAGCTGCTGCTTTATCCACACCATACTTCTGTAGTTCTTCTGCTCTTGAAAGGCTAGTTGTCAGACCCTTTTGCTGCATTGCTGCTCCACCAATTTCGGCAGCAGTCACCTTACGTTGGATCTCTTTGATAGCGTTCTTAGGATCAAGCGTGTAAGCCAAGATATCGCCATCTTTAATATCTGGATAAAAGTCTTTAAGAGTCTTGAGAACTTCTGGGTTAGACTTAAGCACTCGATCTTGGGCTACCATCAAACGATCTTCTAGTTCTGTGTTGCTAACATCATTAGCAAGGAGTTGTTCAAAACCTTTTTGTGTACCCATAGAGTCTTTGCTCCAGTATGACTCTGGTAGTCCATACTGACGCATTACTTCTTGGTACTGATCTTCCATCTTAATATACTCGGCTTCGCTGAGTGCAGCTAGTCCCTTACCGATGCGCTGCTTATTAGCACCAAAACGTTGCTGGTAGGCAGGTGTCTCACGTAGACGTAGAGTAAATTCATCATCTGAAAGTCCGTCTTGAATGTATTTCTGTAGAGGTTCAACCAATGATCCCAGACCATACTCAGAAAACTTCTTGTAAAGAATGTTGTAGGCTGATTCGCCAGCACGTCGCGTAGTATCAGAAAGTGCTGTCTTATCAGCAAGTAGCGCTTCATACTTGTCATAGGTAGCCTTGTCATTAAAGACTGTGCCATCTGTAGCCGTATAAGTAATTGGTTTTACAGCCGCTTTCTTTTTTGCGGCTTCTGCTTTTCTAGCTTCTGAGGCTTCACGTAATCCTTTAATAACTTCTCTATTAGCTGCTGCTTCTTGGCGACCAAGATCAACAGTTTCTTTTGAGATTCTTGCAGATTCGGCAACGGCACTAAGATTAACATCTTCTTGAGCAAGTCTTTTTTGAAGTTCTTTTATTTGCGCTTTGGTTGCCATCATTACCCCTGGAATCCGAAGTCCTTGAGGACTCTCGATGCTACTTCTGAAACGTTCTCACGTGCCTTATCTGTGAACTGCCAGCGTGGATCTTTGCGGAGTGAACGCTGGTACTCATAGATAGGCATTTCTTTATCTGGACCAATAGCCATACGCAGTGTTGGATCATTTAGAGAAATACTTGTTGGATCTATCTCTAGCGTTGCAGCCATTAACTTCTTGTAAGGAGCATAGACAACATCAAGATCAAGTCCGTTGTCTATCATCTGAGCAACCTTATCTGGCATACCAATCTTGGCTGTGCTGCGAATAAGGTTCTTAAAGATATCTACATTTTCACCATTATCAACACGCTTAACCCAGTCATTAACAATAGAACCAAAATTGTCATCAAGATCAAGTCCATTTGCTACTGCTGTTTTTTCTAACTCTTGGCGAGTAAGAGACTTAGCACCTTCTAAGCGTTGTGTGACCTCTTTCTTGAGGTTAGAATTCTTGTTGATCTCATCCAAAAGGAATTGATTAGCATCAACACCAGTAAGGGTTTCAACAATCTTCTTGCCATTGACTATTTTTATAGTCTGAGTAGAAGGTTGCTTACGTTGGGCATCAAGCAACTTTGAACTAAATATTTTTATTTCGCTAGGAGTTGCGTCACGGCCTAGTTCAGCATTAAAGACTTCATTGATTTTAGCAACAGCCGCTGTTGGACTAGAGATTGAAGGGTACTGTGTAGTAGTTGGGCCATCGCCTAGACCTCCTACACCTGCTGCTTTTCTATTGTTTGCTAAAGTTTTGTAAAACTCAAAACGATCTGTGTAGACCAATCCAAGGCTTGCGTACTTATCAAGATCTTCTTCTGCGGCAATAGCGGCAGGAAGTAGAGCTTCAGCGTTAAAGACACCATTGACTGGACCTTTGTAGGTTCCTGCATCTTTGAGGGCTTGTTGCAATCTCTTTGTTTTTTCAACGCTACCGATTGCACTTTTTAGAAAGTCATCAATGGTCATTGATTGAGCAGGAGATTGTGTAGGACTTTGATAACCAGATGGTTGACTTGTTACCACAAAAGGCTTTTGAGTATCTGTAATTACCTTTTCTGTTTGATTACGCTTGATGCGAGCTTCTTCTAGTTTCTTTTCAGCCGCTTCTTGAGCAGCTTTATCTTGAAGATCTTTTGCTCGTTGAATCTCTTCTTTAGCCGCAGCTACTTTTTTCTTTTCTTCGTCTAATCTTTTCTTATCTTCTTTTTCTTTTTTGTCAGCTTTTTCTTGTCTTTCGGCTTCAGCCAACTTAGTCTCAAAAGAAGATAACTGCTTTTCTAATTCTGACTTCTTTTTCTGATATTCAGGAAAAGCCTTATCAAACTTTACTTTGGCTTCTTCATAACGTGAAGATCCAATTTTATATTTATTCATATTATAGCCAGGGGTGCCATAGCCATAAAGATTATATTCTAGCGTCTTAAGACTGCGCTCAATTTTTTCGATGTCTTGTTTAACATCAATTACATTATCTGCCATTTAGTCCAACAACCTTCCGAATAAAGAGTCATATGCTGCAAGTGTGTTTTCATTAAACTGTGATAGTTCCTTGAGTTTAATTATTGTGCTATCTTTTTTAGATCTTGCAAGGAAATCAGATCCACCAAAACGATCAAAGTTTTCTTTCTCTTTCTTGTAAGCAAGATATGTGTCAAGCATTTTCTTAAGAGCATCAAACGTCTTAGGACTTCTTGCTCGAACACTGTTATTTGCAAGCATTAACTCAAGATCGTTAAGAGCATTGATTCTTTCAATTTCCTTCTGACCGCCAGCATTAAGTTCTTCTGCTACCAATGGACGTCCAGCAAAGAATAGTTCTTTCCAGTCACTAAACTCTTTACGTAATTTGCTGCGAGTATAATCAGTTGCAGCTGACTCTAAACCGCTTTCGTATTCATCTTTACGATCATAGTATGACTGTAGATCTGCTGATGTTTGAATCTTACGTAGATGATCTTCTACTCGCTGGTTCTTGCGTAGACCCATATCAGTCATAGTCTTATAGGCATCCCAAGAGAAACCACCCTTGTTAGGAATAAGGAATACTGCTGCCTCTGGATATTCTTTAAAGATACTTTCGTTTTGTTCTACAAACATACCGGCTTCTTCAGCATAACCAAAGGAAGCAACTGTAGATCTTTCAGATTCTGGAACAGTAAAAGGTATTTGATTAGGGTATAGTTCTACCCAACGCTTCATTGCGTCGTCGTAATCAACATATTCATCTTTAAGATCATTCCACAACTGCTTAAAGTTAGCACGTCCATTGTCACGAACCCACTCGTTCATATCTGATTTGAGCTGAACTTGAGGTGATGCGGGAGCAAAGAATCCAAATACAAAGCGCATACCCAAAATACCTAGGGTAGTATTCTTTACCATTAGGCGGTACTCTTCAAGTTGCTGAGCAGATGGTGGAATAAGATTTCCTTCTGCATCATAACTCTTAGGAATACCGTGTCCTGCTGCCTCAAGGTAGGTAACTGCCTTGCGGTGTGCTGATGCGTACTGTGAGTCACGCTCGTCACGGCCCATTGCACCGATTAAACGGTTGACGTGTGCCGGTAAAAATGCTGAAGTTACAGGTTGATCTACTGCATACTTACCTAAAGTATAACGAGTAATCGTATCGGCTGCGCCTGGGCTAAAGATATTAACAATACTTTCAAGAGTCTTGATAGAAATACCAGCAACGGGTCCAGCAAAGGTAGGAACAAGTGAATCTGGATTTAAAGATGGGGTTAACATCTTAACCTGAGCACCAAACTGAATAGGCATTGGTGCTCTAAACTGTGATCCAATACCTAAACCGTCAAGCATCTTCTGCATTGCGTTATATACAGGTTCAATTCCTGGGTAGATAAAGTACTTTTCACCTTGATCGTCTTCTTGTACGAAACCAGAGTGAGTAATTCCCTCATATGTCAAGGCTGCTATAGCGATTGACTCTGGGTTGTACTTAACAGCACGACCAACACGACGATAAAAGTCCTCAGTGGCACGATAGAAGCGTGCAAAGTTACGAATCGAGAAAGACATCTGTGAACGAACTAGCGGATTGTCAATATATGCAAGAGTTTGTCCAATAGCACGCTCTTCTACTACTGTGGCTAAATCACGCTTAGCCTTTTCAGTAGCTTGAAAAACAAGTTCTCGTTCTGCTGGGTTAATACCCTTAGTGTATGAGGCAATCCACGCATCTTCAAAGCCTGACTTACGCATTTGCCTACGAATATCTAGCATTTCAGATACAACAATAGGCTGACGTGACATACGGGCGTTAGCCATACCCAGCCAGCGCCATCCATTTTCCATAAATGTTGCACCCATATTGCCTGTATTAGTTACAGGTACAAGTTGTGGTCCAATTACACTTCTTGGTAGATCCATATCATCTGCTGTGCGAAGATCATCTAATGATATCTTGCCAGATACTACATACTCACCATTGTCATCAAGGGTGCGAACCTTGTTGAGAAGATCATCATTAAGTATTGTAACGCCATTGGCATCTACTCTGCGTGTTTCAAATATTTTGCGGGTGCGATCATAAACAAGACGAGCGTGCTCATCAATACTGATACCCTTAGCCTTAAGAAGTGACTGGTTTACAATGTCTGGGTTTTTTCCAAGATAGGCACGGATTGCTGCAATAGCAGCCTCTGGGTTGTCAAGGTTTGCGACAGCCAAAGCACCTAGTTCATCATTAGAAACGTATGAAATGCGAAGTAGCCAGGAAACAAGTGATGCTTCATCCTGATTAGTTATACCAATAGTCTTAAATCCAAGAGTATTTGCATCACGACTGTATTGTTGTTTAGGACCGGTAATGCGTAGTTCTGCTGAACGTACTCCGTGCGCCTGGGTAAACCCTACTGCGCTAGTGAGAAAGTCTGATCCTGTAGCAAAGTTAAAGCCACCTTCTGAAATAACAGATAAGAAGTTCTCGATGTCGCCATAGATGATCTGTTCTGTAAGGAGTTCTACCGCTTCCTCGTTCATTGGCTTGCGACCTTGTGATTTCAGGAAGTTATTAACACGTCCTCTAGTAAGAGCACTTGCCATAATCTCACGTGTTTGACGGACGATATCAACATCTGTTTCTTTACGCAGTTGAGCAATTCGATTCTTTGCAGCGTTGATAGTTGCTTCGTCTGTAGACTCTTCGATTGTTTTACGAAGTTCTTTAATTTCAGCTTTGCTTGTAGTGAGTTTAAGATCAAGCGCCTTGATCTCATCTGCGTAGCGAGCAGCCTCGTCTTTATTAACAATACGCATAACAACACCTAGTGGACTATTTGCCAAGTTCTCAAATGCTCCAGCACCACGTGCTTCTTGCAATGAGGTAAGTACACGTGTAGTCAGACGACGGCTACTTGCAACTCCCCAAGGAGATACACCAATAGCAAGACTAATCATAAGATCTTCAACAGAGTTACGAATAGCATAACGTGGGCCAGCAAGAGTAAGGAATGACCAATATCCAACTGTCTTTTCAAGAAATGTACTATTTGCAATCGGACCAATAATCTTTTGTCCTAGTGTACTTCTTGCAGTAAGGCGATCAATGTCTCTTAGAGTTGGAACTGTAACTATGCTACTAAAGTCTGTAGCAAATGCACCGACTTCATCTAGTGCATTATCATTGTTATCAAATTTAGCCTTACCTTTACCTGCCATAGCACGACCTACGCTTTGGGTAGGTTCAGTTGTGTTGATGCCACGAATATCAGATATGTTAGCCATAATGCCATCAAAAAATTCTTTTCGCTGGCCTACATCATCAATGCCACGAAATACTTCTGCTGCTAACTTAGCTTCACGTTGTGGAAACACTAGGCGTGATAGGCGATAGATATACTCTGGTGCTTTAGTGTCAAGAAGATCAAACTGATTGTCCCTAAACATAGGTGCAATAGCAAAGCGTTGCTTAAATCGGTCAATACGGACACCAATATCTGCTGTAGAAAAACGCGCTACGCCAACTTTCTTGGTCTTATTAAGAGCGTCTACTGTCTCTACGATTTGTTCACGGCCTTCTGTGATGGCCTTATAGATACCAGCATCTGTTGCATCTTCACCAAAGAATGATGCGTTAACAAGAGCCGGTCCTACTTTATCAATGTTAAATATTCTATTAGCCGTAGTCAAAGTGGCAACTCTAAGTTTGCGAGCCTCTGTCATACGTGGCGCAATAATGCGGCGACGACCACCTGCGCCCGTAATCATCTCATCCATTTGTTTTGCATTGGAAAAAAATGCTTTGGCGGTAAGAACGTCTTCAATAGGCTCTGCCGCCTTATTAAATGTTTGAATAACTGCTGGGCCAAACTCAGGGGCAAGAGTCTTCATCTCTTCAATAAGACGAGCTTTGGTTACAGTATCTTGTACTTCATCGGCTTTGCGATAGGCTTTAAGTTTAGCGCCGTATTCATTCCAGAATGTAGCAGTCTTAGGCTGATCGAAGTATTTTGCAAATGCAACACCATCACGTGCTGCGCTACCTGCAATAACTTCTACTGAATACTTAGAAATATCATATAGTTTCTTTACTTTACCACCAACAATAAGTGGATCAGCAAAGATTCGATATGCAGCATCTACTGCTCCTGATACTGCCTTGTAGAAAAATCCAGATCCTTCGTATTTCTCAGGAATAAATAGGTTTGCTATGAAACGACCAGGTGAGTACTTAGCTGCTTGAACAGCATCCATTGTATCTTGAAAGAGATCTTGTTCTTCCTTTGTACCTTGGGTCTTATCGTAAAGTTTAAGATACTTAAGTTGCTGAGGTGTAGCCTCAGCAATAATTCTACCTTGATCTTCACCCGATGCAATACGTATAGCGATATCAACAGCAGTAGGATCAAATAGTTCCTTAGCACGTTCAATACGACCTGGGCTAAATACTTTGTCACCTTTATCGTTGGCTATATCCCAAGCCTCGTTAAGATTTACCTTTTGATCTCCTGCAACTAAAACAGTACGAGCAAGGCGTGTAGAAAAATCTGAAACATTCTGAAGTCCTGCAAGACCTTTACCTAACAGATCAACTACAGCTCCACCAGTATAGTTCCAAGCAGTAGATAGCCAACCTTCATCCGGTTTTTCAACTGGAGTTTCAGTGCCATATTGTTGCTTTAATGAAGCCTGTTGTGTAGGTGTATATTTAGCATACTGCTGTTGGGCTAGATCATTAGGAAGAGAAGTGAGTTGTTTGTGGGCCTTAAGGGACTTACTGTAAGCCTCAACCCTTTTTCTATCTTCTGCCGCCAACTTAGCTGCATAGGCTGCTGATGAAATATTATCAGCCATTAGTTACCTCGCGCTAGAGCGTTCTGATAAAGGATAGCAACTTCACCTGTATTGTCAAAAGGAATCATCTCAGCGAGAATATCTGATAGTTTGCGTTCTGCAAACTTTGATTGCATCATAAGTGCGCTAGATCCAGGGCCTGCACCCATATCAATACCTGCTGTTACAGGTTCTTCTGGACGTTGTGTTGGTTCATATAAACCAGTAACTGGTGTTTGGTCTGGACGTACTCTATCTCGTGGTGCTGATACTGCATCTGCTGTTTTGCTTAGTGGAGCACCAGACTTAATAGCCTGTGTCTCGACGCCTTCGCCGTATGCAATGGAACCCATCTCTAAATTATCTGTACGTGTGGAATACTTGCCAGGACCTGCTGGGCCAGCCAATGGATTCATTGGTGCTGTTGTCATCGGTCCTCCTCTAAAGTCTCTAGGTCTTGCGCCATTTGTTGCCACGCCTGATTAGTTTCAGTCTTATGGTTAGAATGGTAAATACTTAATTCATATAATGATTCAAAAAATCCTGATGCAACCTGCGAGAAGTTATATGCAGCTTCTGCAAGTATTACTATAAAATCAGAAGGGCGTATAGGACGACGTATTCTATTATTATCCATCGTCCTACACACCTTCCACTAAATCTATTAACCTTTTTTTACTGATGTGCCTTTGCGAGCTTTTGCCATCATTCCGAAAAAAACCTTGCCGCCTTTTGGCTTAGAGGTATCCTTCTTGCCTTCTACTGGCGTTGACATTGGCGCCTTAGCGCGTGATCCCTTGTTCATATTTACACCTCCCTCACTTATGCTGCGCCGGTAATACCAGCGAGTAGTTGTGCTATATCTGGACGTTGACCAGCAGCAGGGGCCGAACCAGCTTGTGTTTGTGTAGGTTGCTGCGAGGCAGGGGCGGGGGCCGCACCTGCTGCTGGAATCTGTTGCTCCATACCTGGTGCCATAGGTGGCATCTCTGGGGTTGGTGCTGGTACTGGTTCTGGCATAAACGCCTTTTCAATAATGTTTTCTAGGGCTTGTCCCTTTTGGCGACCTTGGATAACAGTTGCGATACGGCTGATAATCTGTGAAGGGTCTTGGCCTTGCGCCGCGAGTGCCGGTATCGCCTGAGCGTACTGAGCAACAGCAACGCGCAGAGAATCACGCATTTCTTCAATATCAACACGTTGTTCCTCCTGTGTAACGTTAAGATCCATAGGGATCTCACGACGTACATAGTCGCGTGAGACGAGTTTGTCTGAACGCATTTGTAGCAAAGCAATGATGGCACGGTTAGGGTCCATACCGGACATAATTCCGTAACGGACATCTACGCCATATTCACCCTTGATGTCGCGGGTTGGGATGTATTTAAGTACATAAGGTGTTCCGTCATCAGAACCCTTGATAGTCTTTGGAATTCCACCAAAGATTTTCTCATCTGCTTCAAAGCAGAGTGAGGTAAGTTCTGTAAATAGTCGAGCAAACTGTGCTTGTGCTGCCTTGATCTGTGTATCAAATCCAGCCTGTAGAGCTTGTACACCACGACCTGTAACAACAGATGCGTCAATGTTACCTGAACGAGACTCTGGGTAACGAGCACCCATACGTAGTTCACGCTCTAGCACACCGGATTCTGTAAAGACTCCAGGTGGTAGCTCTAGTGGTACACGGCGAATACCTTGTGGATTAGCAGAACGCATAATTGCATCCGGACCAAGTGCAAGTTCTTGCACATCTTGTGGGATAGCAATAGGTGCTTGGATAGATTTTTCAGCAGCTTGAATCTGCAAGATGGCAAAGCGAGCACGGGCCAGTTGGACTGAGAGTACATCATCAAACTGACCACGTGCTTCGCCATCTAAGGAGGAACGCATAACAGTACGTGCCATACACTTGCCAAGAACATTCGGCGTTGAGGATAGAACTAAGTTCTTACGCTCAGGTAGGTATAGCAGGTCCTGATCTTTATCGTGGTACTTGACCATTGATACATAAGGAGATGATAACTGATACTGGTTACGACCTAGAATCTGCTCGTAGAACTCTGGATATTGTGATGCTAGTGATTCAGCATCGGTAACAATAACCTGAGTTACAGATAAGGTTCTGCCGTAACGATCTAACTCTGGGTAGATTCCAAATGGATTGAGCATACGGATACGAGGATTGTTATCATCGTAATCCATCTCAACCATACCTACACACATACCGTAGGTATTATACCAATCGGCTGCTGTGTACATCTGGAGCTGTAGATCAGAGTTTGATATATAGAAGTTAGCAATGCGTGTGCGAGTATCTGCAGCCTTACGTGCTGCATCAGAAACCATATTGGTTGCTGAACAGTTAAAGGATGGCAATGGGGCCATTGCCTCTGCTAAGTCGCGTGCTGCTACGTCAATGAAGTTTGCAACGAGAGGCTTTGGATAGTCCTCTGAGAACATCGAAGGAAATACCTTGGAGATATCTCCTTGACGTACCGAAAGTACATCACGCATACGCTGGTCACGCGCTGATGAGCGTGTGCGTAGGCGCGATAACTTCGCGTCAACTTCTTTGACTGATAACAATGTAACTCCTAATAACGGGGATTAAAACTATTACTTACGCTTTGTGCCTTTTGTGTAAGCGCCTGGTTTGTTGTACATATCAGAAGATGTACCCTTCTTACCAGACTTGATAGCAGTTCCAACTTCTTTGATCTGTGTTCTGATGTTCTTACCAACGTTCTTACCTGTTGGCTTTACACCCATAGCGGCTCTACGAACGTTCTGCTCTTGGTCACGAAGCGAAGTTCCAACTGCTGTCTTAATGTCGCGTACTTCACGTGCTACTGTCTTTGCACGGCCTGCAACTTTACCTGCTACCTTGCCTACCTTAGAGACTACTGATGAACCAGCCTTTGGGCCACGTGATGCTGCCTTCTTAGCAGCAATTCGAGCATCGCTCTTCTTTTTAGATTCTGCTCCTTGAACCGCGTACATTTCTTTACGCAAACCTGTTACATAAGCTCTTGGTGAGTATGAAGTTGAAGGCTTCTTTGCTTCTGCTTTTTTTGCTACAGCTTTTGCTGGTGTTTTTCCCATCCCTTTAGGGAGGGTCTTTCCTGTCTTTTTTGATTCTGGCATTTCTATTCTCCTTAGATTACTCTCATTTTGTTTTGTTCTGCGAACGCTTCTTCCAAGTTGATGACTGTTCGCTTGCCTATCTCTTGGCGAGATAGGAATGGATTTTTCATATGATGGGTGGCATACTTGCCATAGTTGAGCATCTCACGTGCTCGGATCTCGCAGAACCAGAGAGCCATCACCATATCGGTCTTACCCTTAGTCGTTGGAGTCCAGGTAATTAACTGCTCAATCAAAGCCTTGACATTCTCAGTCTGATCTGATGGCAGATGTATTAAGTTATCTCGATGGTGCTTACCATCAAACTGCTTAGTACCAAAGAGGGTAGACATAGAAGCTACACCGAAGCCGGCATCCCACTTGTTAGAACCAGTGTGGTGTTCCTTGAACTGCACTCCGCGTGAGGCTAAGTGCATACGGATACCTTCGTCCTGGGTTAAGAAGGATTGGAAGGCGTTCTTTTCGACGATCCACTCTGAGGGGGAGTAGAGGGATGTCCAATCAAAAATAAGATTACGGATATCGGCTGGAGACGGGCGGCTAATTTTAATAGCATCTACTATGTACCTCTTGCTCGTTGATCGGTCAATGGCATAGCAGATAGCTGCGGTATCGCCAATCATTGCAGGATCAAGACCGCAAATATAAGTAAAGCCGTTTAAGTCTCGTGGATGTCCTGGGTGACCGGCAACTAGGTTGCCTGCCTTACGCATACCGTCAATAGATCCTTTAACACACACGGGATCAAAGGCAGCATTTTCAGAAACGTCCTGCTGCTGATATACCAAAGCCCAGGTGCTTGCATCCATCGCTTGGCGTTCATTGTAAAGGTTGCGTCCAGACCAGCGAGGGTATAGGCCGTCTTCGTTCTTATCAGATTCTAACTGTCCATCAAATGGAGCGTCCGAGAAAGGCCATAAGGTTTCCCACTTGTCAGGATCTTCATCGGCTGTAAGAAGGGCCGGCATTGCTAGATACTTCCAAGGAACCTGACCACCAGGGTAGCGGTCCTCAGAGCGTAGCTCGCGGTATAGATCCACCGAGGCTACACGAGTTCCAATAACAATCAGTTTACCCGTAGGGTTCAAACGGGATCGCACGTCCTGGGTCAACCAGCGGATCTGCTTCTCAAACTCATTAGCGTTCTTTAAGGTGACCGCATCGTCTACGATAATCATATCGGCACGCTTACCGTAGATCTGACCACCGATACCGACGGCTTCGATGTTCGGGTCCTTTTCAGATGACTCACGAAGTTCATCACCAAAGGTGACACGGGTTGCCTGCCACGAAGCAGACTTGGAATTAAACCCTACGCCAGCAGCATAAGCGCTCTGAAGATCTGCATACATTGGGTGAGTCAGACGTTGCTTGATGGCGTAGAGAAAGTCGGCAGCTAGTTGCTGCGTCTGGGATACAATAAGAACTCTAAAGTTAGGATTCCTACATACCTGCCAGGTGACGTAGTCCACAGTGATCGTAATGGACTTGGCGTGGTTTGGCGGGATATTTATCAGGACGCGGTTTGCTGCAAGTCCTGGCTCAAACTTCATACTGGGGTGTAGCCACCCAGGTTCTCTGCCTTCGATCACATCTACAATGTTTTGCTGATGTGGGAAGGTCTTACTGTGGAGGAAGTTCTGGCGAAACTCTGCGAAGGTCAGGTCGTGAGCATCGCCGGAAGCGAACTGCTTATCCTTCAACCCTAGGCGGGTTCGATCCACCTTATCTGCAAATATCTTATCTGTGCGGCGGTAATACTCATAAGTCTTAATGGACTTGCCAGCAGAGGCAGTAGCTGCCTCAACTGTCATACCTTCTGCGACAGCGCCGAGGATAATTCTCTTGGCGATGTCTGCTGAGTTCTCAGCCATTAGACTCCCAGTTTACTTAGTTGGACGGACTCTTCCGGCTCTTGGAGCTATTTTAACGCCCGAAAAATCTTTTGGTGTTTTAGGAGTACGACCAGGAGAAACAGGTCTTACAGCAGAAAGGGTTGGTTTTACTTTAGGTAAAACTGGTCTTGGTTTTCTAGTTGCCATTGTTATTCTCCTAGGACCGGCTGGGCCGGAAGTGATTTTATTTAGCGGGCTGAGTAATTTAGCGGATCTAGTATTAGATAGACCTCACCCGACTAAAAGGCACCGCTGCGGTTCGGGCTTGACGCCCGAAGGAGCTACAGCGAACTGAGGGGTAAGTCAGTACTCGGCCTAGGGGCCTCGTGAGAGGCAACCGTACGGGTCGCGAAGGTCTTCCCCGCTTCGCTCCCCTACTATATACTAAGGCAGGAAATTTAACGCATTTCCCGTTTTATTTCTGTGATGTCTATCACACCGGTATAAGTCCTGTTCAGAGGCCACTTTTAGCTTTCACTTTAGCAAATATTTTTTGTGAGGGTGTATAGGTATGGTGTCTGGTGTTTTCACTATGGGCGGGTGCCTGTTTGTCCTGTTGCCGTCTACCCCTGCCCTACTGTCGGTTTAGTCTGTCGGTCTAGCGCGGTGGTCTAGTGAATTGTTGGGGGCTTGCTCATCTTCTGGCGGTCTATCGCTCACCTATTCCCCTAATTAAGTATCCGATACCGCTAACCCTTGCACCGGTGCCGATAGATCCGGCTCTTATCCCTACCGGCAAGCCCTAACAGGGCAGACACCACCGGCCTATCTGTCTACCGTGTTACTGTCGAAAGTGTGACCAGTAATCCGCAAAATAATTGTGAAATGTGCTTGCAATAGCTGCCCTATACCGTATAGTAAGGCATAGCAAGATCAACAACTACCGAAAGGCTTAGAATATGTCAAACGATAAGGCTCTCACCGTTTACCCTTGCAGCTGCAACGGCTGCCGAAATTACCCTACACGCCCCGCCGAAATCTGGCACGAATCGCAGATAGCAAGCAAGGCGCAGGGCTATTACTTTACCCGCGACACTATGCGGTTTTTTAATAGTAGGATCGCAGACTTTAAGGCGGTAAGCATTACGCCCCGCGCCGATAGTTTAATGGTGATCGTATCAAGCAAGCGCGACGATCTGCCCCGTGAATATGAGATCGTAACCCTATGCCCTTATGGTGAGCTAGGCCGTGAATGGTTAAAGGATAGCGACGGCTCACCTATTGCATACTATCCGACTCTTAAAGATGCCCGTAAGTCTGCGCGGTGGAATTGTACTATCGCCCCGCAGATATGCGACTGTCACGGCTGCGCCCTAGATCGTGAGGGCAGAATATGAGCGCGGTGGCGTTTAAGTGTTACGGGTGCGGGGCTAGCTGCCTTATGCCCGCAGGATTTACCCCCGTCCACTTTACGGGCAGACTATCTCACTTATCGCGGGGTTATTGCACGGTATCGTGCGCCCGTGTAGAGCTTAACCGCTTAATCTTAGAGCGTACTAGAGAGTGGAATTTTCATAAAGAATTGGGGGAATTATCGTGAGACTTAATAAGCGCGGGCGTATCGTGCGGGCGATCCTAATTGGGGCGGGCTTAGCCCTAGCCCTATGGGTAGCCGGTAACCTATGGTTTACGGGCGAGGGATGGTGTATCGGATCTATGAGTGAGTGCGTAGGTATCTAGTTGCGTACTATCTCGCACCGGCTTACCGGTGCGGGGTAGTCTGCACCTAACTATAGGGCAGATTATGAGAAAAGGGGCAAGAGATGAAAGAGTGTAAGAGCTGCAAGAGTACGGATCTAGTCTATAGCGGGGTGGATGCCTTTATTCTAGGCGTACCTACTGAGACCTATTGCTATCCCTGCGCTAATCGTCAAGCGCGAGAGGGTGCGGTGGCGTAATGAGTGCTAAGGCTAAGCGTTACACGATAATCAAGGACACCCACACCGGCGAGATCTTAGCGGTGGCAGACCTAAGCGAGGCGAGGGCGAGGGCAATCGTTAAGGCGTACCTTAAGGCCGGCCTATTCGTTGAGGCGGTGGCCTAGTGATAATCGAAAGAGTACGCCCTAGCGGGGCGATAGTAGTAAGCGCACTAGTCTACTGGCAAGGCGTAAAGTGGCTAGAGAGTAGTACCTATTACGGCTATAGCGTAAGGGACGCTAAGCGTAGTTACCGCGAGAGCTGCGCCCGCTTAGGTTATGAGATAATAAAGTAAGAGTACGGTATAGTAAGGTAAGGCAATAGGTTATCTCTTATCCTCTCTCCTATCGGTAGAGGGAGAGGGTAAGGGAGGGCAAGTTGCCCTAGATTAAAGTGGAAGAGGGCAAGTAATGCAACTACAAGAGATAGATACCTTGCAAGATCTAAGACTATGGGTGGAAGAGAATATGCAAGGTGCAGCGGTGGAAGAGGGTGAGGGCGGGATAGTTATTCGTACCAATCTCATCTCCACTATGGGAGGATATCTGCACCCGATAGAGGGAGAGTGCGATAGGTGCGGTGACTCTTATGAGCTATCAAGTAGAGATAACCGGTGCGGTAATTGTGGGAATTGTGGCGATTGCTGCACCCATAAGGCAGGGGAGGGCAAGTAATGGCATACATCTACACGCTAGGAGAGGTGGCAAATATGACCCCTCAAGAACAATTAGAAGGGTTAAAGGCCAGGCTATTCCCACCTAAGTTTATCGTAGGCACCGGTTATATTGACGCCAGGCAGGTAGCTATCGAATACTTGCAAGAACTTATAGCCGAGGAGGGTAAAGAGTGAGCGATTACTACTACGCTGCCGACCCTGCCTTCGACGATAACTCAGAATGGATCACGTGTGATACGTGTGAGAGAGAGTATGACCGCAAAGAATATAATTCTGACACCTGCGTAGAGTGTGAGAATGAGCTAACTATCAAAGAGAGAGAGGGCAAGTAATGGAGACACCAACAATTACACAAGAGTTGGAATGGTGCGAGATCGAGCTGGCTAATATCAAGGCTGGCCTATTTTCTATGCACACACAAGAGTATATCGAGGGTGCAATATCTGCACTTAAACTAGCGAAAGAGGGCAAGTAATGGAACTAGCAACTTGTATGGTATGCGCGGGCGACTTCGACGCTGAAAATATGATCGAAGATATAGAGGGGGCTAAGTACTGCCTACTAGATAGCGGTAATATCTGCGTAGTCTGCGGTATCTATAACCACGATTGTGAGGGGGAGAGTAATGAATAAAGAATATCTAATTGCTAAGGCGGATCTATGCAAGGATCTAGCCATCGAGCAACTCACCAATGGTGATGAGAGAGAGGGCGTGGAGAACCTCAAGCGTATGATACGGGCGCTAGAGGAGATCAACCTTATCAACTACCTAGAAGAGAGGAAGGGACGATAATGAAAGTAACTATGCGTAAAGATTTAGCTGAGCAGGGTATGAGTATCCCTTGCTTATATCAGGACGGGGCCTACTTAGACGCTAGTACTGTGGCAGAAGCTACCTATCTAGGTGCTTTGGGTGATGCAGATAGCAATGAGATAGTGCTGCAACTAGCAAGAGGGCAAGGTGGATATAGCGAGATAGTTATAGTTATGTCCATTGACCTTGATTATATTCAGGAGGGTGACGATGACTAACTTCTATTCGACCAATGAGAATCTGATCTACCTATATGAAGTCACCGACCCGCAAGGCGTAGCCATATGGGGAGGGGAGAACATTGAGGATATGTTTGACTGGTACTGGCGCTCACCAGAGGGGGCGAGGGTATTCATCTCCGCGTGGAATAGTAATGATGAGGACGCTCATATGGTGGGCAGACCTATCGAAGTGACCGCAATCGTAGGATCTAAGGTGGGTGAGGGCAAGTGAGCTACGCCTTGGGTTTAATAGCAATTCTACTGGTAACATATGCACTGATAGTAACGGAGGATAAGTTTAATAATGGAGATCGCTAGAAGGATAGAGTCTGCCAAGCGCAGCGCAGTAAGCTATCGCAACTATCGGAGGGCGAGGGATAGGGCAATGACACGCCTATCCAATGCTTACCCTGAGACATACAAAGAACTGCTCGAACAGGAGAAAATTGTAGATGAACAGATGGGTAAGAAGTGGCTTGATATTGACGGCAGTACTGACCAGCATATGGATCTTAACGCCAGTGCATCACTTACGGGTGGAGGAGAGGGCGACCAAGCCAGCTCCGGTCCAGACCAAGGCAACGATGGAGGAAAAGCGTGAGAACAAACGAATCGCCAAGCAATATAGTCGCGCTCTCGGATATACGGACAAGCAAACAACGTGCCTTATCACCTTATGGACCCGTGAGAGCAGGTTTGACCACCTCGCTAAGAACAGACAAGGATCCTCAGCTTACGGAATTGCTCAACTCCTTAGAGAGAAAAGTCGAGAGCCTGAACTTCAAATCCTTCACGGTATACGATACATTGGTCATCGCTATAGAGGCGATGCGTGTAGCGCTCTCCGACACTCAGACAGAAGAGGGTGGTACTGATGTTTAATCTATGGCTTATGTTCGGGATCAAGAGAGGGTGGATAAGTAAACCCTACTGTGCCACACACGATGGCAACTTTGACTATATGAATGAAGAAGAACTATATGAATGGAATGAGGGTGGCGATCCTTGCCACGTAGCTATCTCCGTGCTACAATAATCTTGCCCTCCTTTCGAAGGACTAGCCCTCACCGTTACCTCTTTCCGGTGGGGGTTAGTGCTTTAACCGCCGTTACTGTAGAACCCTGGACCCTTAAAGGTGATAGCGGGCGAGGACCAGAGACGACTCATAGAACTATGGCAGTCAGTACACATAGGCTCAATGATCTCAGCGTGGATAGACTGCTCAATCTCCCTGGTATTACCACACTCACACTTAAAAGCATAGATCATAGCTTCACCGCTTCTTCTATATCTAGATAACCTACTAACTTGTAAGTCTTATTCTTATTCTCAAACTCAGTAGAGACTGGCATCACTTGTGTATACCATTTAGGTTCTGGCAGATCCATAAGATCAAAAGAATAGATACCAAGTGGAGTGGAGTTGATGTAGTACGGGATCAGATCTCGTTCTGCTGCCTGAGTGATGAGCTTGCGGTACTTGATCTCTTCGATAAGCAGTGTGGGATAGTGAGTCTGCCTGCACTTGAGTTCGATATAGTGAGCAGCCTTCTCACTGGTGCAATCATAAGTATCATAGATCCCTGGACTCTTAACTAAGTCAGGATATAGGCTGCCTTTGAGATAGTTAAATAACTCTTCTTCTTTCATCGGAAGGGTGTCTCCCCACCTAATTCTTCTTGCAATCTACGCAGTGAGTTGGTGCATCTACGATCAGCAGTAGATACTGCACACTCTAAGTACTGCGCTATCTGCTGCAAGGTAGCGTTATCATAGTGGCGCATACGTAATACAGTCTGATCCTTCTGATCTAACTTGAGATAACACTTCTTAATATCTATCAGGCTGATGAGTAGGTTGCCACCTTCTGCTGGACTAGATGATCCGCGTGGCTGACCATCTTTAATCATCTCCTGCACTTGCTCCAATACTGTGCCATCTATGACTGATGCAATAACGAAAGGCAGTAGCTGACCAAGGGTAAAGGTCTGGTAGTAAACCTCATCGTTGATCTGATAGCCAGACTTGTTGGCCTTCTCCTTGCGTGCATAGCGTTCGACTGCACGCTTCATCTGCCAAGCAACACGTCTCTGGTTATACTCTAATTGCTTAGGATCTTCCACATTCATCTGCTCTGTGATGTAGGCATTACGTGTGATAGCCCACGCTATACACTCCTGAGTAACATCATCTCTCTCTACCCAATGCTTGTAGCGCCGGTGAATTGCATAAGCAACTGACGGCGCTAACTCATAGACAATAGGGTGGAGATCACTCATCAGGCCACGTCTCGTCAAGGACCATCATTGCAATAGCAGAATAGTTAAGTAGATCCAGGAATGAATCACGCAAGGACTCGTTGCTAGGCTGCACGCCTGAGTCAAGAAGGTTATTGATGCGAGCTATCTTATCCCACATACGTACACGCAGACCATTAAGTGGTCCACCTGGTGACTGAGCAATATTCTTTGGGCCGTAGTCGTGATGCTTACGAATGAGTAGGTTACCTGCGGTATCCATAATGCGCCATACATCTGTAATGAACTCCGGACTTATCTTGTCTCGATAGGTCGTATCAAGATAGTCTCGGTTGCCGTATCCACTTCGAGGATCTGGAAGCCCATATGCTGTATAGTCTGTAGAATCATCTGCCATTCTTCTTTACTCACCCTTCGATTCACCCACTAGCAAAGCCCGCGTAGCATCTGCTCCGTGTGCTAGGTAGTAGTCATTGATGTCCATACCTGGTGGTAGTGTAACAATAGTTGAGTTCAATATCTCGTTGGCGACACGCTTAGCAAAGTCAGCGCCAGGGTTGGACCCATCTTCTTTAATATCATTATCGCCCACAACAAAGACAGTCTCATAGCCAGTAAATAACTTAGGAAAGTGTGGCTTCCAAGACTGTACTCCTGGGACTCCCACTGCTGGGATACCCAACATCCCGCTAGTAATGACTGCATCTAACTCACCCTCACAGATAACTATGTAAGGCGATAGCGGTAGCACATCTGCAACATTGTAAAGGTGTGCCTTCTGTCCAGAAGGTGAGCCATACTTAGGCTTGCCATCATCTAACCTACGGAACTTAAAGCCTACGCAACTGCCACCGGCAGTGATGTAAGGGATAGAGATCCATCCTTCATACATCTCGTGACCATTCATTGCACCAGTGACTGTGCCTAGTTGGAACTTAGCTGCTACAAGTTCAGAGATCCCACGTTCGTCTAGTGCGACCAGAGTTTCCGGACTTACCTCTTGGGCGTATCGCTGCGCCGCTTCCAGTAGCAATTTCGACTGCGCGTTTGAGGCCATCCCTAAACTCCAAGTTCTCTATGATGCAGACTATGTTGACTGCATTGCCACCCTTACCGCAGGTGTGGCAGAAGTATAAATTCTTATACGTATTGATTACAGCAGACCTACGAGTGTCGCTATGCAAGCAACACTTAACCGATACATCCTGTCCTTCTCGTACCTCACCACCGAAGTAGGAGACGATAGGACCTATGGGGATTGCGTTTGCAGAAGTGGAGTTCGAACTCCCTCTACCTTTACCCAACCTTGACCAGTCTTGTGCTGGCATACGCATCCTTCACACTTCTCGTGCCAGTGTGCAGCACGCTTTAGATGGTTGAGTGAGTTCTCCTCACCTGCCTTGATACAGTTGTCACAGATCATTCTTCTACCTTCTTACTTTCTAGTTCTTGCTGAGCCTTTTGCCAAAGAACACCTGCATCAAAGCCAGCGTTGTATCCTTGATCGAAGGACTCACTCTTTGCAGATTCATAACCTAATCCTTTGAGTCGCCTACGATTTTCAGGTAGGCCAATCTTGGTTGTCATACTTTCTTTGCTCGCTTCTTAGGTGCTGGCTTCTCAGCAACGTACTCTTCTACTGCTTCTTCAGCATCAGCTTCTACGATTGCTTCTTCTACTGCATCAGGAATTAGTATCTCTGATGTGGTGATTTGACCTTCTGGTACTGGCATTATTGTCTCTACCTTCCCCCATCTCTGGGATTGACTCATCGGTTTACCGCGTTGTGCAGTACGCCTTCTACGACGAAGAGGCTTGATGGCAATAGCCATTACTGCTTCTCCTTCAACCATTGTGTTAGATCTTGGATTACCCAAGCCTTATCTATGCCAGAGTTGCGACGCTTAACTACAACATAATGCAGTGGCACTTCCCCGATACCACGAGCCTTAGCGTAGTTAAGCGCCTCAACTTCTGCTTGCCTCCAGAACTCTGGCAAGTCTAGTCTCGCCGTGTTCTTGAGTTCTAGTATGTAGGTCTGTCCCGCGACAACACATACTAAATCACCTTCGTCATCTTTACCCGCTAGACGTAAGCGGTCAGCTACTTGACCCATAGATCGTAGCCACTTCATAACATCTATCTCAAAGGCAGCACCCTTAGCCTTATTGTACTTCGGGTTGCTCATCTACCAGTACAACCTTGTTGATCTTATAGACCACATTGCCTTCTTCATCTTTAACTAACTCGACAATACCAGATTGCAGCAGCGCACCAACGAAGTTGGTTAAGTCTACCTTGATTGCATCAACGTCTGTGCGTAGTGCTTCTATCTTAATGCTATCTCGGTACTTGTTTGTTAACTGTACTTCAGCCATTTAATTCCCTATCTATTCTTGGAGGATATAGTCGCCACCATATTTATTTATTACATCGTTTCTTAGCATAACACCCCAGGCATTTTTATCAGAGATCTGACAAGCAGCATAGTTAACGAACAGTGTTACGTAATCCTTACCATCTGCAGCGTGTGGACCAAAGCGGTTCTTCACTGCAGCTACCTTCAACTCACCGTTGGTTGGGTCATAACCCAGCGTCAGGATCAACGCCGGCAACTGACTTACCTTGCCGTGAATAGCACGTCTAGCAGGTGGCTGAGATGGTGATCCATACTCACTCTGCTCAGATACGTGATGTAGCACAAGTACGCAGGCTTCAGTCTTACGTGCCATATCGTGCAGCTCCATCATAATCGCACGTAAGCCAGCCCACTCATTGTCAGTCTCTGCTGCCACATTCATTAAGTTGTCTATGACAATCAACTCTGGAGCGTGGCCGTAGAGTTCTACATATGCTCTGATCTCTAACTCGATATCATCTAGTGATGGTGATGAATCAAAGACCCACTTGATATGTTCCAACTTGCCAAAGTGTTTGTCGTAGTAGTGCTTATCCTTAGATAGGTTCGACTCTACTGATACCTGTGAGTGACCAGATGCAGCAGATGCTGCTCTCATCATTACAGTTGTTGTATCAGTATCTGCCGAGAAGAAAAGAGTTGGCACATCTGCCTTCATCGCATAGATGAGAGCAAACATAGACTTACCAGCGTTAGGTGCTGCAGCTACCATACAGACTTGTCCTCTTCGGAACTTAATCTGCTTGAGTGCTAAGCCCTGCCACACGTCCGGAAGAGGTGTTGCTTTGGTAAGCACCCCACTCCAAGCACGTGATAAGTCAAGCAATGCCTTCCCCCTTTAATGTTATGCGTCGTTTACGTCTGATTAACCTGCGTTCACCTTCAGCAACGCCACCCCAGATACCGTGCTGCTCATTTTGTATTCCCCACTCAGCACACTCTGCTTGATGTGGACACCTTCTACAAATTGATTTAGCCATAACCATCTCGGTTGTGTTAGAACTTCCGGCCTCCTTTTCAGGGAACCAGAAGTCGCCACCGACTGTAGCGCAAGCAGGATTCTCATAGAACCTTGGCTCGCGCACCGATCATCGGACCCAGATAGTTTCGCACTTGTCTGTCGCACCCTTTGGTGCAGCACACATATGACCCTTCCAAGATTTACCCTGAGCATTAGTGCCTTCACGATATGTCATTGCTCCGTGACGGCAGGTTTGACCAGAAATGCCAGAAATGTCAATAGCAACTGGTGTTGCATTAAAGGCTGCAGCTACTGATGCAACTGTTGGTGCTGGTGCTGCTGCTGTGCTTGCACCTAGTTCGACACCTGTTGCCTTGATGTTAAGTGCGTTCATAGCAAGATCTGCTAGTCCCGCTTCTAGTTCTCCAACTGTTGCAGCATAAAGATTGATAAGTGTTCCATCAGATAACTTGTAGTTAACCTGGAACTTTGTTCCTTCTGTAGCCATTTACTTTCCTCCACTTGGTTTGATGTTTAATCTGGCAGTTTCTAGCCCTACACTTACTGGGACATAACCAATAAGTTCTTTAACTTTATCTTTGTCAACTGTCTCACGACCTTTAACTTTTGTCCAACTGATTTCAATACCACTGGCTGTAACACCAACGGTTCCCTCGAAAGAACTCTTAATTGAATCTCTTTGCGTTTCTAACTCTTTGATCTTTGCATCTAATTGTAGAAAGTGCAAGGCGTTCTTGTCAATCTGCTCGTCCTCAATCACTATTTCACTAAGGACGATATGTTCTTTTTTTAAGCCAACACAACCCATCGTTCCTGATGCGTCATAGTACTGACAGTAATGCTTGCAGAAAGATTCATCCTTCTCAGGTTCTGGAACAGTCTCCATCTTCTTGATCTCAGTTAACCACTCCATAGCCTCTAGTGCAACATCTTCATCGTAAGGTTCTGAGTGAACCTTGACATCCTTCTCAGCACCATCACGAGCTATAGCAACTAGGTTCACAGTGTTGACTGTGTGACCATTCTGCGATAGCAGATAGCCATAGATCTGCACCTGCCAACGCTGTTGCTTTGATGGGAAGTAAGAAAGGTTCTTGACCTTGCTTGTCTTCCAGTCAATGACTGCTCCGGTGCTAGGTATAAACAAGTCCACGTGTGCTTTCATATCACCGTGTGCTACTGCAGTTTCTACTAGGTAGTCCTTGCCATCTGGATCTAGGTGACCGATTGCTTCTTCGATTGCAGCGTGGATAGCAGTACCCATAATTGCTGCCAGCTTTGACTGGTTATCGTTGGTATGTGGCTGTCCGTTCAATCGGTACCAGACCTTACGACGGCAACCACCAATCTCTGATGGACCTACCTGTGTCTGAGTACTGCGATCACGAGAGGCATCCTTAGCGTGGAGCACTGTTAGTAGCAGTTCCTTGGGATCTGTAATCATTGCGGGTTCCTTACGATAAATGCAGCACCTGGATAGTTGGCTGCTTCTAACTGTTGTGCGATCTGCTCACGCAGTTCTATCTCCATAAAGACCGGAGTTGCTGATCTACGACCAGATTGTATTGCTTCCTCTATCGCATAGCTAAGTGTCTTTTCCATTATCGGTTATCTCTATACTGTAGAAAAGCATCTAAGGCATACGCTAGTACAAAGCCAAACAGTAATCCAAATAAAAATTCGAGCATTATCTTATCCTTTCTGTTGAGTAACTAATTGAATCGGAGGACAGGTGTTCACGTCAAGTACCGACGCGATCTTTATTGCGCGTTCTGCTACTACCTTAGACATAAGCAGGGACTTGTAAGAACCAGGTTTGAGTGAGTAGAGGTAGCCCAGAGCAAATGCTCCACCACTACCTGCTGTAAAGAGTCCACGTTCACTGGCGTTGAATGATAGATCTGATCCGATGGAAAATAACATCCCATTGAAGGCAATGAGGTAGGCGAAGTTAGCTTCCTTATCGGATGGGTCGTATCCATTATCCTTAAAGGCAGCGTAGATACTTGGCAGTATCTTCTTACCCATCCACTCCACCGGATCATAGTTCTTATACGTTGGTGGTTTCCAATTAAACGCGAGGATATCTCCAGGTCTTGAGTCGCCCGTGATACCTATCAGGTAGTCACCTACGCTTACGATCTTAGGTGTCTGAGTAGAAATAATGCGCTGATCGTTATCGGTGATCTGCGAATCAGCAGCTAGTACTACGAAGTCAGGTCCTTGGATACCTACCAGAGTTGTCATTGGCAGATCATATCACGGCGTGTCGCAAGACACACATTTGGCAGGCTCTGTGTACAATATGAGCCGTAGGCGAATAACAGTACAGCGGCCCTTATCGGGCCGAGGAATGTGGAGGCCCGACAGTATGCTGCTCCGTCTACTCTCCCTGCAGAAATTCATAGGCAGGCGCAAACTCTACGATGGCCTTCCTGCCCCCTTTGGAGCCGATCTGAGGGCTTTAGGCCCGATCCACGCCTGTACCTGTGGCTGCACTATGTTCAACATTATGGCAGCCTTTGAAGATTATGACATTGCTTGGTGGCACCTCGACGGAACCTGTGCCAACTGTGGAAATCTGGTAACAATACCCTGCCCTGTGGATAACCCTGATGGACCACAAGCTAACGGATATTGATGAGTCTGCTCGGACTGCGCTATGCTCAGTCTGTGGTCAGACCAAGATTAAACTCAGAGACAAGAACAATCCCCTCTCTAGCAGGTATCGGTGCAAGGCAGTCTACAAACGTAACATTATTAAGAACCAGTACCCATACGCACTCCACAAGAAAGACACCTGCGAGCAATGTGGTTTCATCCCAGTCCACAGCAGTCAGCTTGACGTTGACCACATCAACGGGGATGGCAGGGACCACGACCCGTCTAACCTACAGACGCTCTGTGCTAACTGTCACCGCCTAAAGACACACTTGAATAACGATAGCAACTCTGGTATTTTTTAAGCAGTGGGGAAACCAAGTACCCACGAGTGCTGGACTAAACCTCTACAGACTTCGCGGCCTGTAGGGGTTTCGTTCTTTTCTGGCATAAAAAAAGAAGCCCCCCACCCAGGATTTCTCCTGAGCAGGGGGCCATTGCCTCGCGCTTATGGGCTAATTACTTAGCTCCACGTCCAAACTCTGATGCTTTTGGGTCTAGTGCCTTGAGCAATGGACCTGCGATAGCAGCGATACCTGCTGTTGCTAAAGCCTTTGGATCTGTAACTCCTGCTAGGTATAGCGCAATTACTGACGCTACTCCTGCACGGAGATATGTTGCGAGCATTGATTTCATCTTTGCATTGATTTTCATTTATTCTCTTTCTTCTTAGGTAAAGGCTTAACTGCTGCCTTTACTTTGTTGATAGCCTTTGGCTGGGGCAGCCAAGGGAACCAAGGTGAGGTGTCGTTGCCGCACCCTTCCTTGATCGAAATATGTAGGTGCTTGTTGTGCTTGTTGGAACCGGTGTAATCACGGTCACCCTTTTCTCTTGACCAGATTCTGCCCTGGAAGATCAGGTACTTTACTCGTGGATCATTACGCAGATCTATGTAGGCAATGGTGCAATCAATACCCTTATCAGGATCGTGTGTGATATCTACTGCAAAGCCTGAGTTGTGGTCTGAGTTAGGGTTCTGATGAACGTGTGCTGCACTAGGTAGCAATCCATCTGATGCCTTCTTGCGCTTAGGAAAGTGAGCTGTTGCTTGACGCAGTGCTGCGATAGCAGCAGGTGTGGCCTTCTTTGCTAATGGGATCATAGCTCCTTCTTCTGTATCAGGATCTGGTAGAGGATCTCTACTTTCTCTTCTAAACGGATTACTGAATCCTTGAGTGAACTGCCAGAGTTAGGCTTGAGTTCATTGAGGTAGTGTTTTACTAGCCACCTTACTGCTGCAGCAAAGCCACCAATGATGGTTACTACTGCTACTGCTACCGTTGCATAGTCTTGTGCTTGCATTAGACCGTCCGAATCGTAACTAGAAGTGTTCCGCCAAAGCCAGAGAATCTCTTATCCTCTGGAGTCTTGTTGATGAAGTCCATCTCTTCGATGATGCCAAGGTATGACTCACCGGTTCTAAAGTCTTGAACGCGGATAGTGTCACCAACATTTTCAACCTGCTCAAGTTGAGACATACGAGCATAGGCAGATCCTTCATAGCCTACTTCGTTGCTGAACTTATCGCTCTCGTGGTCATAACAGAAGACTGGGTATTGGATCAGGCGCTGACGTGGAACGGCAGGTAGTGACTTCAACTGATAGCCAGTAAATAGCGGTCCCTTAGTAGCATCACTGCTTGATCGAGTCATAGTAAACTTAAAGCCTAGATACTCTTGTGCAGTAGTTGGGTAGTTTACGTTGATCTCAGGAACAGTCTCACCTTGTGAGAAAACACCAATAGCATATTCAGTATCGGTTGAGTCAATAGATTGGATAGTGATACTGCCATTGGTTGTATCAATACGAGCTTGTAGCAGTTTGTAGATCTTAGTCTCAAGTGTGTTGTAGCGGATATAACCGGTACGTAGGTAACCTGTTGGTACAAGAGTGCTTGCAGATTCAATCCATATTCCATCACCTGGGACACCAAAGACAACTCTATCGGTAGAACCAAGGAAGTCTGTAGATACTGGATTGGCAGTCTCACCGCTTGCATAAACATCCCAAGCATAAGCAAAGACAAGGCTGTTAGGAACTACTGGCTGTGATAAATCAATACGGATTAGACCTGACTCAGCACCTTGCAAGGTTGTTACATAAGCAAAACTATCCTTGAAGGTTACGCTCTTGCACTCTGTATCTAACAGTAACGGTCCATAACTGACGTTACCATCGGCAGATACCACTGCAATTCTTACACCTTTATTGGTGCAAAGAACTCCAAAGGTACCAAGGTATACATCGAAGGCATTGAGTATCTCACCCTCTGGTAGATCAACTACAACAGTAGGTGTCTCTAGTGTTGGGAAACCTAGAGAGTTAGGAGTAGCAGTATCTAGTGTAATCTTGTATAGAGATGATTGAGATCCAGCATAGCCACCAACATAGAAAGCAGCCGGTCCTTCAGATATAGTTGTCCATACCCAAGATGGATTTGGGTGTGTATAGAGTTCAGTAGGTAGAGCGTGACCACCTGAAGTAGGTGTCTTGTTAGAATCTAGTTCATATAGATCTCTATCAACTCCAGCAAGTAAACGTTGCTTTGCATAGCGCAGTACTACTGTAGTTACTGGACCACCAAGATCGTAAATATGACCATCAGATGTGGTACCAAATATATTACCTCTATGGATGCGAGCATTATCTGCTGCAAAGTACCTAGTGCCATCAGAGGTTAATGACTTGAAATCAAGTGTGTGCGGAACTGTTACTAGAGTGTAGGTGGTAACAGTAGGTGTATCACCACTCATAGTAAGTTTCTTTAGATCGGGTCCTTCAGTAAAGACAACTGCATCTACGTTATTGGTAGTATCTCTAGCGCCAAATAAAGATAGGTTAGTTGCTGTTGCAGGCTCAGCTCTGACTGTGGTGTTCAGTAGAGTTGCTTGTCCTCTAGTCCAGACATCTAAACCTTTAGATTCTGTGTACTGAAAGCGTAGCGACTCCTCTTGGATAGGCTCGAAATACTTAATCCCCGCTCCGAAGTGGAACGAGGATTGAGATCTAACCCACCAACCGGTGAGCGTCTGCTCACCAGGCTCACGCGTCTGGTCAATCTGTTGCTTGCGATACTGCGCTGTTACTCGACGATAAGGTTGCTCATCGGATGCAGCAAGAAAGAATGGAAGAGCAGCAAAGGCTACATCGTAGGCTGGTCCAGTTGGAGTATACGAAGTAGATCCTGCAGGGTTGGAGAGTACGTAGGGTATTCCCTCGGTGATGTCGTCGCCGTATGGCACTGTGACTCCTT